CGTCTGTTTTTAAGATAGCACATCCCGTAACACCTTGTATCTGCTTTACATGCTTCCCAAAATATAAAGAAGAGTCTGTTTGCTTCTCTATAATCTGGTGCTCCAATATCGATTTTTGACCATTGCAAATACATATAGTGAGTACCAGTAATGTAAGTAGCCAAACCCTTATTATAGAACCAGAATCCTTTATCTCTTTTTTCAAATTCCTTATCAATGTAGTCATACCACTTTTCTTTAAATTCATTTTGATACTCTTCCCAATCAAACCTACTCTTAATCTTACTTAACTCTTTTGGGTATTCTTGTTTTTCCCAGTATTGTTCAATTTTCTTTTCGCTTCGTTTATACGGTTCATCTGCTGCTGGTAAAGCAATCCTGAGATTCTGTATTTCAATGATTTGTCCAATTTTGCCTGTTTTGCTTATTACTATAAAATCATAATCAGAATTATAACCATAATCCCATTTTTTAAACCTATTGTTTTTAGCTAATATCTTAGGATTTACAACGTCCTTAATTTCTTTCCAAAGAGTTTGTTCGTAACTCACTTACTTCTCCCTTCTGCAAAACCTCTAAAAGTTTTTTGTTCTTTAACTTCTTTAGGTTTTTCGTTTAGCATATCCTCTTCTTGTTGAATACGAGTAAGTATTTCAAAAGCATCCATTATGGCTAGCTTTTTAGTAGCGGCAGCATTTTTTAATCTATCAGCGCTTACATCATCGTCTGAGTCTACGATCTTTTCTTTTGCTACCTTGATAAGTTCCTCAATTGCTTTTTGCCCAGCTTGGATTATTTTCTTCTTCGTTTCCTTGGTATTCATGCGTTAAGGCTATATCATTTGATTTCATACAATAAAGTCGTTCACCTTCTATAATAAACTCAAATTCAGAGTTAGGGGTGAATGTAATAAGTGTTCCAGGAGTGATTCCTACGGCTTCTAAGGCATTGTTAGTATATTTCACTATACCAACATTAGGTTGTTCTTTTCTGTTCTCTAATAAGTTTTGGTTTTTAAGTGGTTTTACAAAGCAATAATCTAAATGTGGTTTTAAATTATACATATATATTTGACCCGGTGAAACAAAATAAAGATCATCTTTAAAATGAGTTGAGCTATTTCGTTCATTTCCCCTTTGATCATACCATCTTCTAAATACATTGTGATGGATATATAATTCATCTCCTATATTTATTTTAGTAGTATAAGCTGCAGGAGTAGCAACTACTACAGCTTTTTTACTAATAAATCTATGGTTTTCAATGCTAGTATTGATAATAAGGTTATTACCATCAACTCTTCGTATATTGTCATACCTGTCATTATGTGGCTTAACAATAAAGCTATATAAGCTTTTCATTAATACTTAAGATCGTACTCTACAGATATTGACATATTAGCATTAAACTTTTTCCAAGGCAATATTTCATTGTTTTTAGTTATATAAATATTATATGACTGATCCTTGTCTTCAAAAAGAATATCACTAATAGTATGTCCACCATATACTTCTTGACCAGTTGAATAATGCATTGCATCGTTCTTGTAGTCAGAACCTATACTAATCTTCCTTATTACCTTCGACATCTTCTTTTATCTCAGTATAAGTACCATCTTCAACATTGATGTTAATAGCACCGTATTCTTTTTCTAATACAGTTTTATATTCTTCAATATCTTTGTTAGCAGAAGCTATTTCATGTAATAACCCATGCTTTTGACTTTCTAATACGCCTATATTGTGTAACAATTCATTAAGCTTAGTTTGTTGCTCTTGAATAGTTTTTAACTCTTCTTCTTTGATTTTCATTTGATTAGATTTAATTAATTATATTTCTTATTTATATATTTACTTGTTTTAAGTGGTTTTTACGTTGCTTGAGGTGTTTCAGTAGTTCTACCACTAGTAGGAGTAGTCCACTGGTTAGAAAGTGCTCCACTATTAGTAGGTTGCATATTAACACTTACGGCATTTTTATCAGAGTAAGGAGCATCAGTTGTAATATTCGTGACAGTAGTACTAGGAGCATTAAATCCACTAGTACTCCCTTGAAAATCTGTAAGACCACTTGATATTGGAGGTCCTATCATGTAGCTACCAGTAAAACCAATTGGAGCTACATGATCCATCAAAACTTGATTACCAGCGCCTTTAGCACCTTTAACCCAGTTTTTTAAATTTGCTGCTTTTGAATGAGATTTTAAATCTCCTGGAAGTCCATTATTCCATATTTCTCTTACTTCGGTAGCTGATAATACAGTGTCAAAAAAAGCCCAATTATTAGCTTGTCCAGAAAAATTCCAACCATTCACAAGAGCAGCGTTGAGTACTGGTCTTTGATCAGAAAAAGTGTTTTTAGTTATACTAGTAGTTGAATTATCAAGTGATCCATTTAAATAAAGCTTTAAATCACCAGGAGTGTATGTTGCTACAAAATTGTACCATTTACCACTTTCTAAAACTTCAGATGTTGCTAAATAAGTGCTAGAAGGAGCAACAGCAGTGTCAAACATAAATATAAGTTTACCATTGTCAGCTGATCCTCCAGTTGTAAAGTCTCCACCACCACCCGCTATTGCGAGTCCAAATTCTGAAGCTTGAAAAGAGCTACCTTTACTAAATATACCGCCTCTATTACTACTAGTATTTCTTAACCATACAGAAAAAGTAAAATTACCTGAAGATGGATAAAACCCTGAGCCAGTTTGAGCATATCTAGCTGTTGCTCCAGAAAGACTTAAAGTATTGTCATTAAATACCCTACTTAAATCACTTTGAACAAGGTTTGACTGAGACATTCCTGAGCTTAGGCCTCCAATACCAGCTGGTCTACCAACATTGGTATCAATTAAAGTAGCTCCATTGTTAGTACCATTATTAGAACCTTGACTATCTGTTATTGTTGCTGCGTCAAGTTTCCACCAAGAAACTAAATTAGGATTAGCTTCACCTACCAAAGGATTTGGTGGAGGATTAGCTGGTAAATTTCCATACAATGCCCCTGCGTTATTTGGTCCTCTTTTATCATAGTAAACTACTTGAGCTATTTCACCAACAAAACCATTTGATGATGAACTATCCGAACCTATAAATAAACCTTTTGTAGAATCGTAAGAAGGAGTGCTAGGACCACCACTGCCGCCGCTATAATAAGACCCATTTAATGAATTTCTTACTATGCCTGCAAAGGTAAACCACACAAAAACCCACTCTCCATTTAAAGCACCTGGTATAGTTTTTCCTGGGACTCCGCTACCTACTTTGCATTTAATTCTTCCATCACTTTGTGTTAATATAGAAAAACCATTTGCGCCACCGTTTTCTATAATAATTTTATTATCTTGTGGAAAACCTTTAATCCAAAAGCCAATTGAAAAATTTGAAGTTTGTATTGATGAATTTTGAGTTATTTCTATATTATTAGTTCCATTAAAACTATAAGCTTTGTCGGATAAAACGTTATTAGCTATTTGCCATTGAGTGTTAGATGAATCATAGATCTCACTTGCATCGAGTTTATACCAAACTTTTAAATTAGAGTTTTGAGGTATAGAAGCTAAATTTCGTATTGGTGAGCCATTATTATAAAGAGTTGTTAATTCACTTGTTGTTAATGCTACATCCCAAACTTTAAAATTACTCATTTTACCTTGCAAATCTTGATTATCAACTCCATTCGCAAGCTCTAAACTACTTGTATTGCTTGAAAGAAAACTACCAGTTATGGTAGAAGTTGATTCTCCTTTTAAATCATTATCAATATATATTTGGTATTTTGAACCTGATTGCCATTTAAAAACAAATAAATGCCATTTTCCAGCTGTCATTCCTGAAGCAAAACTTTGAAAATTATTACCATTAACAGGCCAAGTAATATTTATATTAGTATTATTTAATCTAAAATAAGGATAACTACCATTAGCAAACAAGTTTTGCACTCCTGATGATGCATCTAATACATCAGCATTAACCCAAAAAGATATTGTAGTAGCAGTTTGACCAGAGAAAACACCAGTTGGACCATATACCCTATCGTTAGTTCCACTAAAATCAAAAACATAATCTTGAACAGCACTGTTTGGTGTTATGTAGCTAGAGCCGTTCCACACAGAATCAGATAATTTATAATATGCTTTAGGAGCAGGAGTTAAAGCCATAGGGTCGCCGATAGCAGATCCAGTTCCATACAAAGTTGTTACTTGGCTTGAAGAAAGAGCGTAGTCAAATAAACAAGCATCACTCATTTTTTTAATACCATTCATTTCCCCGCCATTTCCTCCAACGCAAAACGCTCTACTACTCATAAGAGTGGAAATAGATGAAGGTATTGTACCAGTAAAAGTCAATGTTTGAGGTGAACCATCTATAAATACGGTTAACCTGTTAGCATT